GCTCAAGCAACGATGATAGAGATCCTCCACCTGCTTAAGCACTGCGTGCGGGTTGCATATTCTGCCGATGAGGCAATCGAGATTTTTAAGAAGTACATCAAAGGAGAGATGTAAAATGTCAGAGCAAGGATTGCAACGCTGTAAGAACTGTAAATTCTGGGGTGTCGACACACAAGGATCGTCGCAGGGTGCTTGCCACTACGATCCGCCAAAGGTGTTTCTAGTGCCGGGCAAAATCATGGGCAATGCAAATATCATGAGTAGCTTCGCGCCTGTCGATGGCAATGCGTGGTGCTCTAAGTTTTCTGCTGATAATGAGAAGATTACAGCGAACCAGTTGGCGAGCGGGCAGCTAGTTACTAGCTAGCCTTAGCCAGTGCCCATAGCTAGCCAATGCCCAGCATCATGCGGTTACGTCGAAGCCCGCTACCAGCAGCGCCCTCAGCCGCCATACCGCGCCATGTAAGGTACTGCCGCGACCAACGGAAGTTTTGACACACGTGTTTGCCGTTGACGCTTGCGGCGCTTTTGCCACCAAGGTACGCACCTGATACCCAAAAGCCGAAACCATCATAGATGGAGACGCCGCCGTCAAAGGCTAGATCGCCGCGCGTTTTCCATTTTGTATCTCCAGTCTTAACCCAAAGCCATCCGAGATACGGCACGATCAGGAGATTGAGATCGGGCTGCGGATCTAGATCTATTGGATCAGAAGATCCGGTTTCTCGATCGGTATAATTCCAGGAGTTGGCGCCAGCATCCCAGCACGTGCTGTGCATGTAGTCAGCCATGGTGGCCAAGTACGTGATGATCTCAGCATTGGCGCTGTAGTATGTATAGTAATCAATCAGCGCTTGGGCGGTGAGCGCGCCCATGAATGGCCGGAAGTAATCAGCAGTGAGTAGCGTACACCACTGATCGATGTGCCCCTTCGCCCATCCGTACAGCTGCGCAATGCGCGCAGTGTCCGGGCTGTCGCCGTAGCGAATCGCTTGAATGTGCGCCATGAGCGCATATGCGTTTTCGCGGGATAGCAAATCATCCGCGTTGTTCGTTACGTTGTGGTAGGAGCCGTGGTCTCGCAGTAGCCTAGCACTCGTGCGCGCAGCCGTGTCAGTGTTCCGAATGTAGTCTTCGGTCAACCCGTGCGGAAAGCTCCAATACCCAGGGACTACACCCCCGTTGGGGTCAACGTAGTACGTCCCATAGGCTGCTTGCGCAAGATTCGCAGACGTATTCCAAGCGCTGTTACTAGTCTTGTCCTTTACAATGTAGAAGACCCTCTGCGCGTCGTAGTAGCAATTTGCTAGCTTTTGCTCATCGCTAAGAGGCGAGCCAACATCCAGGCTGTCGTCTAGGTAGCCAGGCCACTCCGTTTCGTTGGCTTCATATTCAGTAAGCTTTGTAATCGCCACACTTTAGATAGGTCCTTGGATAAGCGCTGCAACAACTTCATGATCCATCGGATTTACAACATCCCCAGAATCAGAAGAAATTGCGTCCTCAATTACTGTTAGTACTCCCAACTCCTTTGCAGCGTTTGGACGCCTGTCGCTCGCTGCAAACACTTCCTGCAGTTTCCCTGCAGCGGCTTGCATTTGCGTAAGCACCCACCTGCCTTGCCCTTCTGTATAGAGCTTTAACTGAGGAGAAATAAGCACCTTCTTCATTGAGTTATGATCTTGTAAGAAAGCAAAATCCCCGACGTGCTGCCCGCCCCAGTTGTTACAGTAAGGCCCTCACTAACAACAGTTTTGAACCAAGCACGCCCAGTGAACGGCAAGACGATCCCGCCGTTAGCACCGAAAGCAAATAGAGGCGAGATAGCAACGCCAGCCCCTGAAGGCTTGGAGTTGAACGTCACATCTGTTGCCGTGCCACCAACCAACACCGCAAGCTGATAAACCGCAATGATGAAGCCGGTTTTGGCGCTAACTAGCGATGAGTCAGTTTGCGAAGCCGCAATGTTCGCCTTGACGATCGCATCGCCGTATTCGGAATAATTTAGGTTCATTTTACAATTCCTTCTTTTTGCCAACGATAGCTGGGCTGGTGGCCATCAACGCAACGCCAGCACCTTGCGACAAAATAGCAGCTTCGCCGATTGGTAATCCAATATCAGGAAGATGCACGCCAAAGGCTAGCGCAACAGTACGCACGATCGGCCAAACGACCAACAGGACGCCGAGCCATCCCTTCACTTTTTCGATCTCACCCATATTTTACTCCCTAAACTTTCCGCTTCTAAAGGCCGGGTTTATTGTTCCGTACTTAGTGCCAGCTGCCCAAACTTCAACGGGATCGGTAGCTATCTCATAACCCCACCTGATTGCATAATACCTAAATCCTTCATTGGCGTAAGGCCCAAAGTACCTTAGAGACGCTATGTTGTTCCCGCCTTTTTTGAGCATTATCTCTCGCACCTTGATAGGTGCGATCATTACGGGCTTTTCAGATCTAGAAGCCCCGTCGCCATGGTTCTCGGCATGGGATTTGTAAATCCATTTATCCGGCAAATCAACATCACCCCGTGGGGTAGAAAGTACCGTAACTGACTTGATGAGCTTACCATCCGGCCACCCCTTACGGTTGGGGCGCGGCGTTGGGTCGTTGTCTTCCCATCTGCCGTTGAACCTTGGCTCCCAGAAAAAGAACGTTTGCGCGCTGGCAAACTCTTTCTTTAGCTTTTCAACGTCAGAGTCAACGCACGATGAGCCATCAAAAGAGAAGTTTTCAAAATTACCCCTTGATTGCGCCTTTGAGCCATGCCGCTCATTGATGCAAAACTGCACGTCGGCACCACCTTGCATGGGCGTATTAACGTATGAGATTTTAGGGTTAGTCGCGAACACTTCTAAGACTCGATTCCGCAACTCATTTGCATCTGGCGAATTTAGCTGATGCTCACAAGCGCCAGAAAACATAAACTCAACTTTGGGGTATTTAGCAACTATCGGCAACCACTGCCTAGCCTCTTTCACGATTATAGGAAAGTCAGCACGGCTGAAATCATGCCTATCCTTCCACATAAGATGTATGCGTACGCGCGGGCACTTTCCATCAGCGAGCAAGTCACTAACGGCGCCACGACTATCACCAAACGCTTGCGAGAAAGCGCCAAGCGCCCAACCTTCTGGAAAGTTGCGCCGCGCCGTCTTTGGGTACTGCGCCATACCTAGCAAGTCTAAGCCCCACATCATTTGATAAGATGCTCTAAAATATCAAACATGCCCTTTCCTAGCGCGATTGCGCACACAACGATAAGCAGCCATTTCACAACTCTTTCGTGCAGCATAATAAGGCTTTCAATCTTGCTAGTAAGCCCCTCGATTGAGTTCACAAGACTGCTGATCTGACCGCGCAAAGCTTCCATGTTTTCCTCGTATTCGTCTTGCCGTCTATGTAAGTGTGTTATAGATCCGCTTTGTTCGCTCATGGGGTGTAGGGGATATAGGTTAAAGAAATCGTTATCGGATCGGCTCCAGCATTATCGCAGAACAGCCCCTCCCCTACGGCTGTGCGAAACGCACCGAATGGACTCCAAGGGATTTCTACATTTGGCGTAGCAGCAATGCTGGCTGGTACTTGATACGATCTTTTATTCGTGCCGCCAGAAGCGCTTTTGAAGGTCAACTGTTGCGATGCAGCAGCATTGCTCGATCTAAGATTGCCTGAAAGAACTAAGATAATCTTACCGCTAACGGCAGCAACCACCTGTTGATTATTGGTGGCGCCGTTCGCGGAAAAAACAATATCAATAATGCCGCAAACGCCCTGCGCATCTTCAAACATTCTACCAGGCCATATGCGCGCGTAGGACATCATGCCTTCACCTGCTTTAGCTTATAGATGCGCTCAATGCGCGGGATAAGCTCGCTTACTAAAAACTCAACCTGCTTTTGCTGTTCTGGTGTAAGCTCCTTCCCTTCCATCGCTTTGCGCAACGTTGTCTCACCAAGATAGTGCGCTGCGTACAACATGCGCGGATCGTCGCCAAACTTCTTTTTATGCTCTTCTGTTAGCTTCTTCACGCCCTCAAAGCTTTGCGCAAGGTCAAACGGATCCTCTACGCCCAGGCTTTTCGCCGTGCTGTTGATAAGCTGAAAGCCACCCTTCGCGGAGCTTGTCTTGTTTGCTGCTAGCGGATTGCGGCCGGATTCTATCTCGTACAGCGCTGAGTAGTAGGGGTCTTTGTCAATCTCTGCTTCGACCGCAGCTATGTTTTTGGCTTTGGGCTTTTCGTCTTCCATGGGGGCAGTGTCTCCAAAGGTAGAGCGAATAGAATCGTTCGGGGTTGAGGCATTCCCCTTTTTACCGAACATGCCCTTAATTGCAGAAACTCCGGCATTTACCGCTCCGACTGTCGCTGCTTCTGCCGCGACTTCCCCAAGCTTTGACATGAATTGAGATGGCTTTGCTGCTTCGAGTACTTGTCTTGCAACACGAGGATCTTTAAGCGCGTTCGCCAACAAAGCATCATATTTTGAGCCTGCAGCCAATGCAGTGGAATTAATAGCACGGCCAGTAATCGCGCCACCAAGCCCGTACAAAAGAGCATTACCGATAGAACCTGAAGTTGTTTCTCCCTTGTTCCAGCCATACTGAGCACCTGCAGCAGCCCCTAAAAGTGTTGGCGCTCCCTTAGAGGCTGCAATTAGATTTGCCGCCCCTTTCCCTCTATTCAGAATCTGCTGCACATTCCCACGCGGATTTGTAGCCGAGCCAGTTGTAAAGGCAAGTCTGTTTTTTGCCGTTTCTGCAGCTATGTCTGTAAGGTTCCGATCGAGATTCGCCATCTCTTCGGGCGTGAATACTGTTTCCCACTGCTTGCGACGACCGCCAATAATATCGGCCCACCTAGTTTGGGGTGCTCCGTCAAGCTCCGCTTTCAATGCTTGTTGATATAATGGCCTAACGTCTTGACCGCCAGCCGCAGCTGCTTGAACATGCGCGGCTAGCTTATCTGGGGAGCTTAGCCCCTCGCGCAATAGAGTTTCGTTATCGAGCGCCATACCTTTAAGCGCTACGCTCTCCAATCCCTTAGTACCCCTGTTTGGCATGCCCGGCTTAGGCGGTGCAAAGGTCTCGAATTTGCCTGCAGTTACCGCTCGCGCATCTTGCCATGCCTTTGCGGCATCATCAGGCAGTGCTCCTATGTTTACATTCGAATCGACGATGTCGCGAAGATGGCCTTCTAAGGCTGTTGCAACCTTATTGGCTACGCGGTCTGCAGATGTTGTACCTCCGGCTGTTGCCCTAGCTACCTCTAAAGCCTTAGAGCGCAAATCTTGAACAACTCCTAAGCTAACAACTCCTTGATCTGTTGCATTGGTAAATTTTGTAATTAGCCCCTTTGCCTCCCCTTCGATTGGTAGAGCGCCCGAATAGGTAATGTCATCAAGTACTGACTGAAAGGGAAGCTCCAACCCCTTGGTAACGATGGGCGCGTCCTTAGGGAGAAGCGCCCATGCTGCATCTTCTACTTCTTTAATAGCCCCAGCAGACTTACCGATCGCGCCCTCAATAGCTTTAGATGTGTCGTAGCCAGTCATCGCTGGATTGTAATCAGTCAATACGCTCCCGGCCCGCGCCGCGGCACGATCCCTAGCGATTTGTCCAAAGGGAGCATTCGGGAGCATGTTTTGAAATGCCTCCTCTGCTCGCGCCAACCCGGAATCGCCAACCACCTCAGCTGTGGTCTTTAGCGAATCAAGCTGCGCTGCTGGTCCAGCGGTGTCCGCAATATCAGACAACTTAGCGGCCAACGCGCCAGGGTTGTCAGACACATCCGCAATCGTCCTTCCGACAGCGCTTTCTATTGCAGAATTTCCAAATATGCTCCGTACCCCAGGGAATTGCGTAATCGTTGGTCCAAGCCACTCCCCTGCCTCTTTGAGAACTCCAAGTTTAGATATGACCGCGGGCGTCAAGCTTGCAATCACCGATCCAGCTGCACGACCATAAGCAGGAGAAACTTTTTCACCTAAATAGCCTCCAGTGCCTCCCAGGACTCCAGAGCCTATAGCTGCCAATGGACCAAACGGAGCAGCTCCAACTAAGTTTTCCGCAACGTTGCCCAATAACTTCCCCGCCTCAGTTTGCGGCTTATCTTCTGTTTGGAGTCCGTACTGCTTTGTTACCTTGTTAAAAACATCATAGAACGGCTCTTGATCTGACTTTGGTCCTAACCCAAAAGCGTGGGGAATCTTTAGCCTTGGAGGATAAAGCTGAACCGGCGAGAGCTCATCAACTAAGGTTAAAAAGCCACCCGCACCACGGAGCGCATCGTTCATTACGGCGCGGGTTTCTGAATGATGGACAGTAGATGCCGCCTCATCAAAAACATCAGGAACGCTCGCCAACCCCCCACCACTATCTATTGCGCCACTATCTACAGCGCCTGCAATTTCATCGAAAATATCAGCCACCTACTTCGTGCCCCCATGCTTCGCGCGAAGCTGCGCGGCGATTTGTTCTTTAGTAATACTTGGATTGGCGGCACGTAAAGCAGCAGCCTCAGCTTGTAGAGTGGCCCTATCTATCGTCTCAGTCTTTGGCGTTAACGATTCTAATATATAGCTATCATTGAAAGGACTCATGTTCTGTCGAGCCGCCCCCCTCTTTTCCCCTATTTGATAGATAGGCTCAGCGCCTTTCATAACTGTTTCATAGGTGGCAAGTGCGTTGCTTTTCATTTCAGCAACAATTTGCTTTTTAAGCTCAACGGGCAATCCGCCACCATTTAGCGCGCCATCTAACTCTGTTTTCCATTTGACAAGCAATGGAGTTGAAGCAATTACCATATCCCTCTCTCCGTCTTTTACTACTCCACCGTCCTGCGCCTGTATGAGTTTATAAACAAAAGGGATATCTGAAGTCTTGCTATTAATCTTTGACATCGCTTCCAATGTTGGCAGCACTGATGTCATGACTGAAAGACTTTGTGCCCCCGGAACTTTAGCCAGAACTTCAGTTCGCCGGGCGTCTTCCTCATCTTTGATTACTTTATTTAACTTGAATTGTGGACTGTCGGGGTCCTGCCCAGCCCCATAAAAATCCTTTTTGGCCCCAAGCTCACCAAATACTTTAGACCTTGCCTCAATGCCCGCATTCTGCGCCTTTAGCATATCTTTCAAAAAGTCCGATGCTTGCACAGCTTTCCCGATATCACGCTTCGCAACGGCATTCTGTCGCAAGATTTCAAACGCTCCCGCATCCACTCCACCAGGCGCAGCAACTGCAGCCGGATTGCTATAGAGCTGCGGCAGCACCGCCGTAACCTTAGCCAGCTGCTCAGCCTCGTCCTTCTTCGCAATCTCACCAAGCAACGCGCCTATGAACGACTGCCCGGCAGATACACCAAAGCGCGTGGCTGGACTCCACGTCCCCATGTCAAACTTCGCGCCTAGAATTGGTGCCGCCGCAGTGCGATACGGGCTTTCGGCCTGAATGCTGCTCTTGAACGCATCAAGCGCCCCTAAGTCTGCACCGCTTACGCCCTGATTGAGCAAGGCTGCTAATGCTTCATCACTTGATGCCATACTAAACTCCGAAACCAGGCGCAGCACCGCCGATTATAGGCCCTGTGTCAGTAGTACCACCACCGCCACCACCACTACGCGCTGCTCCAATTCTTGCAATCTTCTCGCGACTCTTTCTGTCGAGCGCTGCCTGTGCCTCTTCACGCGAAATGCCGAATTTCTGCATCAAGGTCTGTAGAACGTTGCCGCCAACACTTGCCGCGTTTAACTGCGAGTTGAATTGCTCTGTGGCATTAGACAAAAACGCATCTTGCGCTGTTTTGTTAACTTGAGACTGTGCAACTAGACTTTGATCGGCGCCGACGTTCGCCATGTTTCGCGCGTTAAGATCCATGGTGTCATAGCGCTTATTCACATCAGCGATAGACTTACTGTACAAATCCTCGCCACCAAAGTTTAGCGGAATGCCGCGATTCGCGAGCTCTTGCTTTTGCTGTTCAAGGTCGCGCTGCCTATTCTGCTGCAGGTCTTGTGTGTTCTGCTGATAAATCGAGTTATAGACACCCTGCCTAGATGCCGCCAAATCGTCAGCGCTTAGAATCTTAGGAGCGCCCGAAAGGTCAAGCGGCTTTAGGTCTTTGAAGATTCCCTCTAGGAAGTCGTCAATGGTTGTCGCCGTATCGCCTAGCCCTTTCGTACCGGGGTCTTGCGCTGCTGGTTGCTGCTTACCAGCGCCAGGAGTAGCACCTGTACGCTTTCGCAACTGATTTGCAAGCGCTGCTCCCTTAGCGCCATAGGCGCCATTGTCTTCTGCCGTCGCGCGCACACGGGCAATCTGCTCAGGGGTTAGGCCTGCAGTGTTAATTTTAGTCCCGTAGGCCGTAGTTAAAAACTTTGGCATTGTTCACTCCTGGAACGTTTATGGGGAATTACTCCAACAGCTTCAAGAATTGGCCATTTTTTAACTACAGCACGACTTCTAAGTAATGAGGGAGAAATTTGAAATTTCTTAGCTAGTTGTGAAATTGTAAATCTCTCTCCCTCGAATTCTAAAAACACATTTTTTCTTGTATTGGAGTTCTGTTGTATACGATCTGACCAGCGACAATTATCTTTGCAATAAGGCCCTTCATTGTCTATTCTATCTATAGATAAATGGGACTCTCCAGGATGGCCCATGTCTTTAATGAACTGATCAAAAGAATTCTTCCACTCATCGCAAACAATAATTCCCCGCGCTCCGTAATCTTTAAAGCTTTTACAAGACTTGTTGTAACATCGATTCTTCATAGCCAGCCATGCGCGGTATGCCTTGGTAAAAGTACGAATGCCATTTATATAAACATATCGTTCAATCGCCTGATCTTTTGTTATTCTCGATCGATCTCCTGGCCACCACGTCCCAATTCGCATAGGCTTAGCCTTGACTCCCAAGGCTTCATCAATTGACCAACCAAATTTATATAAACGAGCCCATAAGGTCGATTTTTTAATACCAAACTTCTTAGCCCATTCAGCCAACGTTAAGACATCGCCATTAAACTCAATTCGAGTTATCTTCTTCATGTTCTTCACGCTCCTATCGCGGACTCCTGCCCTGTTCAACCCAAAAGTTTACGCCATAAAGCGCATAGCCAACCGTTTTCCCCGTGGTTGTCGTCCCGCTTATCTTATACTGAATAAAGGATCCTTCAATGCCCACATTTACAAAGGGCTTTTGCAGGCCGCTTGGCTGCGTAGGCACTAACTGCGCGCTAGTCTCAGAAACGCCTAAATCCCGAATCATTTTGTATTCTGTTTGCCCGTATAGGTCAGTCTCTACGATGAGATCCATACCTTCGCCCTTTTGAACGAATGTTCGGCCATTCGCGATAGGCGCTGAGGTAATCTCATAGGTGTATGTGGCGCTCGTATTGCCCGCAGTAGTATCGACAAACCCGGAAGAGCCTTCCTTTTGGAATACGCCAATAAACGTAGCTGCAGTATTAGCGCCCAGGAAGTACACCTTGTTATTAGCGACGCATAGCCCAAGCGCGCCCGGAGCGTTCCCCGCTGCCGTTATACCAGCATCTAGTGATTTTGTGTTGTGAGTCTTCCAAGAGTTTAAGGAAGTGTCATAGACAAAGAAAGTAGCACCAAACGTTAAAACGTTCGAGCTGTCAAAGTACATTGGGAACATTACGATGATGCGTGAGGTGACACGATCCCAAACGCCCTGCACGCTTTGACTAGGGGAAACGCCACTAATCCCAACACGAAAAGCGCTTGCTAAGGTAATCCACTCTTTATTGATTGGGTCACTAAGCGATAGATCGGCAAGGCTTGTTGTGCCTTTCCCTTTCAAGAAAACGTCGCGCAAGGAGAAGAGCCCTGTGTCGGTAATGACAAGATAGTCACCACCGTACTGGATGTTCTGCCCGTTCCTAAATGGCCGCCCAATAGTTGCGCGCCCAATAATCGACCAATCTGAAGAGTTAGGATAGCTGCCACTATAGAAGAGTATTTCACCGCTTTCATAGATAAGGCAAAGCACAAGCACCGCGCTTACATTGTCAGAAAGCGTAATCACCCCGATGTCCGCAATGTAGGCATATTCTGAAATGATGCCCGACATTGAAACTTTGGTAAGCGCACCAGCGATAGAGTCAATCCCTGAATACCAATAGTCGGGAGAAGCGTACTGTGTTAGATAAGCGCGGTTTTTGAATACTGCGCCGTTGTAAGGGGTTAAGCTTGCGCCCGTGTAGCCAAGCGCTGAGAAAGTTGTACCGTCCCACTTGTGCCCAGGGGAGTCGCCATCTGGAGTCAAGAAGAGAATGTAGCCGTTAAAGTTTAGCCCTTTGTACAGGTACGACGCGCCACCAGCCGGGGAAGAGCTGCCAATGATTGCGCCCGTAAGCCCATTGTAGAAGTTGGTCCGCGAAGTGTTTGCGTTCGACGCCCAAAAGTACGGCACGTTATTGAAGACACCAAAGCCGCGTGGGTATGAGGCGATTGGCGTTGTCTGCGCCACTTGCGTTGTAAGCGCATCGCCGTGACGTAAGGACACGCCCTCTTGTACAGAGTTGAAATTGAACATCACCTCGCATTGCGGTGACTGCAGTGCAATGAGCGGTATCTTTGTGTTTGCCCCGCCGTAAGGCGCTGGCAATGGGATAGGGTCCATTCCTACCTCATTGCTGCTCTAGATGATCGGTAGTTCATACGATTCGCAAGCGCTGCGCCGATCTTCTCTTCCTCTGTCGGAGCGGGTGGCCTAGCAGGAGGAGGTGCCGAAGACTTAGTAACGGGCTGCGCTACTGCACCACCTGATCGAATCTGATTTGCAAGCTCAGCCGCTCGAGCGTCATCGTAGTAGATGCCGCCCTTGCGCTCCGACACTTTGCCTTCTGCAAGCATCGTCGAAAGGAACTGATCCTGCTGTGGCCTAGACCAGCTATCCCAATCCTTAGCCGCGTGATAGTTGTCCGGATTGTTACGGATAGCGTCAGGGGTTAGAAACTTCTCGTCTCGAGACTTTTCGCCGCCAGTGCCCGCGAAGTAGTCACCGCCTATGGGATTCATATCGGAGTGGCCAACATCGGCCCAGCGCTCCGCTTGGATTTGCTTAGTGCTCTTTTGGCCTAGTAGCTGCTGCAGCCCTAAACCGCCAGCACCGCCAAGCGCAGCAAGCCCAAGCAGGCCCCAACCTACGGGACCAGTAAAGCCAAGCAGCGGAGCCGCCATACCAAGCCCGCCAGCTAGCCCAGCGCCGCTCATAAAGGCAGCTTTTGGATCGTTAGCTTCAATGGCGTTGTGTAGCCCATAAGCCCCAAGCGCTGCGCCCGCAGCCCCCAAATAAGGCGTGGCAGTCCCTAAGAAGTTGGCCCCTTGCGGTGCGTTGGTTGCTGCACTAGAAGCCCCGTTAATAGCCTGCACAGCGCCGCCGCCGCCCGCGATAGTGCCGTCGCTCATGAGCATACCGCCCGTAGATAGCTGCTGAATCGGCACGGCGCCGCCCGCCGCTGCTGCCGCTCCGGCTTGTGCTCCTGCCTGTATAGCCGCCTGCGCTGGCACAACCTCAGCCCCGGAAGCTGTAAGCGCAGCCAGGTCTTTAGCTGCCTTGGCTTCCGCAAGCTTTTCAGCCGCCGTAGGGAATGCCCAGTTTGCAACTTGCTTAGCTGCAATCGGCGCAACCGCAGCCCCGGCAACCGGCGCAAGCTGTCCCATGGGGCTTGCCGCATCCTCTGCCATCTTCTCTTGCTTTTTAAGCTTTGCAGCTTCAGGCCGTGGGTCTGTAAATACTACCGGGCGCCCCTTCGCGTTAGAAAGGAACGGATCGTAAAGGTAGCCAGTCCCCGGCACCTTGTAGTAAGTAGCGCCCGTTGGTGCTACAACTTTCTCCCATCGCCCATACTCCCCGTAATCAATACCACCAACTAGCGCCATAGGTACTCACGAAATGCTAAACGCTCCAACTTCCCGCAGGGATATTAGGCCAATCCCCGGGGTAGTCACCAAACTCATCTGCGGCATTGATTCGCACCGGGCCGTTAAACCGCGCAAACGTAGATTTTAACTGCTGCTCCCAGTCGTTCCTTTCGGTCTCAAAGTCTTGCCCCTTAGCGCGCTTATAGGCCCAGCGCATGCCCTCAATCATCAGGTCATCATCAAATAAGCAGATATCGCTATCGTTCAGCGCTGTATTAGCAGCCGAGCATGGGTAAGGCTCACGATACACTGCCCATGTGATTGTTCCGTCACTTGTAGAACTTTCAGTCGGCCTAGTAGTCCCACTCGTAGCCGTACTCCCCGCTCGCCCAACGTATCCACTACACGAGCGAAGATCGCCAGCTGTATAAGCCGTACTAGCTGCCCAATCGCGCGGCCAGATCCAATTGCAAGACATGTACCCTAGATACAACTCATCGGTGTTGTTGGCTCCTGCTGGATCAATCTCAAAAGTACTAGCTGAGCGCTGCGAGTACGGCGACGTTGCAAAAAGATACTGCGTAGGCCCAATAAGCCGGAACGCCTTCCTAGTCTGCAAGCTTACAACCGCAAACTCCCGCACCGTAAAGTTGTAGTCCGAGATAGGCCCGCGCATCGGCCATTGGTTTGTTGTATCCCATTGGCTAGATTCTAGGATGCGGTAGAAATCGCCCGGCAACTGATAGCGCCGGACATCCGTTTGCGTCGTGAAAGTATACCCGCGCTTAAGCTGTGGCCACTGGTACGGCCTGTTCCGTAAGTTGTCGCCGATAAATCGAAAGAGCTCTAGGTACTGCTGCTCAGTTGGTGAGCTAACGCCAACAAAAGCCGTCGGTGCCGGTTGGTTTATCCGATAACAAAACGCTTGTAAAAGCTCTTTGATTGTTGCCACACAAACCCAATCCTACTGCGGAAACTAACAGCCCTTGTCGCCCTTGCTTAACAGCCCTTACCGCCCTTCTTGCCGCCCTTCTTCTTAGTCATGTTCTACCTCTAATGTTTTTACAGATTCTGGAGTCTCTAGCGCCTTCTGCATCTCCGCTTTGGAATCTACAAAAGCCTTAAACTCCTGCTTATAGTCCTGCTTGTGCTTCTCCGTTGCTGGCGTATCTAACTGCAGCGCATTCTCAGCGCCGCCGCGAAAGTGAAAGAACAGGACGTCCTTTTGCACAACCATGTGCTTTGGCGTTGTGCCAACAGCTAGGGCTTCGTGCTCAACGTCCTGTTCGTCAAACCAGACCTTTGCTTTCATCTTCTAACCTATTAAAGCGCCGGAGCTTCGTGGAAGATGATCCAGTTTGCCGTTCCGTCGTTCGCCTGATCGCAATCAACATCAAAGCTAGTTGCGTTAACGATATTCGTAACCCAGCAATAGGCAGCTGTCGCACCAGTCGGATCGCTCGTCGGCGTTAGGAAAATACGGCTTCCAGTCGTTGCGCACGTTGTAGACTTCGTAACCGCCGTGGTCCCGTTAAACGTCACAGTGCCCATACAAGCGCTGGCTGCAGTACCTTCCTGAATCGAAAGCGCTGACCCTGTAGCCGACAGCTCAACATCGCCTGCGGTTGCCTGTTTCTGGTGCAGAACCGTGCGGCTGTTAGCAACCGAGAAATTCCAGTCGTTGGAATTGGTTCCAACACCGAAGCTTACAACTGAAGATGCGTGCGGCGCGTAAAGGTTAATACCACCACCGGCAAGGTTGCCGCCCTGCATTTTGATATCGCCAGTGCTCGAAGCTTCATTACCGCTGACGGTTATATAGGCACCACGGGAGCCGTTAGTAGTACAGGCATCAGCACCAGCAAGACACAAGACGCCATCGTCGTCACCGTCGGCAGTGTCGGTTGCAACCGTGAAAGTCTGCGTAGCAGTTACGCCACCATCTCCACCAAGTAGCGAGATTGCAGAATCGGAAGCACCCGCAAACGTAAACACACGGTTTGCATCGCTAACAGGACTCATGAGCAAAGTACCAGCGCCCTTAATCGTCCCGGGAGTACTAGCGAAGGTGAAGTTGCTACTAACCAGCGACCCCGCGCAAAGCTTCACGGCTTGCGCTGGAGTAAATAAACCAGTTAGTGCCGACGAGCAAGTATCGGCGTAGGCCGATGTCGCAAGCCCCGTTGATACCAGAATCGCTACTAGCGCCTTAAGTGCCTTTGTCATGCTGCCTCTACTTGCTCTTCTTTACGCGGCCTGCCCGGACCACGCTTTGGTGTTAAAACTTCGCCCTCTGCCGTTACTAGTGTTCCAGCCTCTACGGGCTTAACGCCCTTGGCTGCCTCTTCAAGCTGCGCAATCCGTTCCATAGCTTTCTGCAGCTCGGAACGCATCGCCGTAACTTGTCCCATGTTCGCGTTCTGATTCTTTGCGCGTACGGATGCCCGCGCAAACTCTCGAAGCGAGAAACCATCAGCAATGCTTCCGCACAAAACCTCACTAGCATCCGCTAGCTGCTCTTCTGTCTTGCATCCGCGATAGACAAGCTCCGTAGCAATCGATGGCCCGACATAGCTGCAATCTTCGATTGGCGTACCCATCGGCGCAGACTTGCCATCACGAAACTGCGAGTACTGCCGGAAGAACTCCCGCTTGTGAAAGTCTTCAGCAGGCTGATCCACTTCGTTTTTATCCCCAGGAGTTACGATCTGAACAAACTCCCGCTCAACTTCAACGGGCATTGTCTTTAGAACCCTAACTTCGCCCGTTCTCTCATTCCTAGTAACTTCCGTGGCGTGCACTTCCATAACCTTTCGATTATAGAACCGCACAAACTGCCGATTGGACATGCCGCCAATGCGCTGGCCGTCCACGACATTGGAAGTATCAAGATTGTCGAGCGTCGCAGCGCCCCAGGGATTAAGCTTACTTAGTGGTGACAGTTCCATGGTATTCACATCCTTTGATGATAAAGCGGGGAGCAATCCTTGCTCCCCGCGTCCTAAATTACAGCTCGCAGAACGAAACCAATCGTGTGCAAGCCACACAATCAGCTGCTTCCTGCGTAGTAACTGTTTCAGTTAGTTGCAAGCCCGCCACATTACCTGTCGTCACTGCGTCGTCAAGCACTCCAGCCGTTCCCGTGGTGTACAACCGCACGCTAGTAGCTGCGTTAGCTGCCAGCACCTTGAACGTGGTGCTGTTATCCTCACGCAGATAGAACGGTCCGACCGCTCCCCAAAAGTACTCGCCAGTTGCAACGGCAAACTGCGGGATAATAAACCCCGTAGGCCGCGCCGCTGTACCAACAAGCGTAGTGGTCGACTCAATCGCAAGCATTGCCGCCGTAATGTGGCAACAAGCGTAGGCTGCAATTGCTCCACTCGCTTGGCAATACTTATACGTTGCACCGCATACGTTTATCTCATCGCCAAGACCTGCCTGCGCAGTCGTCCCGTCCGATGCCGTTAAGTTGTATTGTCCCTGAAGCATAGTTTCTCCCGAAAAATTAAATGGGGGCGTTGCTACGCCCCCTTTAGGTTATGAATCGTAAATCACGAAATCCAACCCAGTACCGCTAGAAGTGAACTGACCAATACCAACACTGATCGAGATATCAACTAGCTGATTGACAGACACACGATCCGGAACCGGCTGGAAGTTGTAGTTTTTGTACATCTTCAATGCCACCGTCTCGAGGCGAATGCCGTAAGCACGATCCGACGCAATGCGCGCAAGGCCAGAGAACACCTTGCCGTTAGCAAGAAGCGCCGTCATCCCTTCGATAACGTAGTTGTCGAAGTTAGCTTCAAGCATCGCCTTGTTCTGCGTAAACCGCTGCTTGGCCGACATCGCATCAGCGCCAGCGTTGTAGTAGGTCTGCCCAGCGAGCAGGAGCTCAGGGCCACCGTTTCGCACAACGAGGTTTTTGCAGTAGCGCAGCCGACTCTCGATGTTTGAGCTGTCAGTAGCGCCAGTGAATACCGACGTTGCCGCTACGGATGCGTTGCGGATTGACGAGTAAGACGAGCGAGCAAGACCACCGTAGCTTCCAGAACTGGTGCTATCTACGATGTAAGATTTTACACCCGCAAAGGCTTTTCCGCCAAAACCACTTCCATCGCCTTGGCTGTCTAATTCCATGTTATTAAACAGGGAATCTTCTGCAGTCTGATTGCGCTGGTCCAGGAGGTCCAGGAACTGCGCGTCACCTTCGTTCTGAGCCTTCTCGAGCGCATTGATTACAACCGGAACAACGATAATTTTCGGGGTGTACTGAAAGCCCGTGATCGTCTGGTTGTACCCGATCGCGATCTCTTCAGTAGGATCAATCCGCTGCACATATGCGTTCTGCGCATATCGGATGTCTTCCCAGATCTCGCGGCCACCATTGATGACCTTTACACGCCCTTTCTCTCGGAGCGCATAGAACAACGGGATGTTGTCCGATACTGCGTCGGATGGTTTCTTCTCGCGGTTTTCCCACGTTACGGATTGAATTTCTGATAGTGCTGCCATAGGTACTCACTCTAAAATGAGTGAGTACCTATGCGGTGACTCACTCCGATTCCAAACTATCAAGCGCTGCTCTTGCAGCTTCGCGGTAGGTCTTGAATTTCTTGACCGGACCGCTACTTGATGTTGGTGCTCCTCTTCCCGGAACGGAAGAAGCAGCACGACTAGATTTCAAAACATGCTTCTGCGTGTCTTGAGTCCTAGACGCTTCGGAGTCGTCAACCTTTCCACCACAGTACCGATAAGCCTCTTCGAGCAACTTATGATATGTGAGGTCAGGGATGCGCGCCTTAACGTTTGCGATGAACTGCTTGCTTAAGTCAGTGTCACCGCGAACTAGGGAGCCCATGGAACTGGCAATCTTGATACCTGATTCTGAATTACCACAATCAGGGAATCTTTGAGCGCCAGCCGCATTCTTAGTGCTTTCGAAAGCCTGCCAAGCTTGTCCCAAAAATTGAGACTGCTCAGCGCGCCTTCTTTCAGCTAATTCACTCTGTACTTCTTTTAGCTGGTTCTGTAAAGGGGTTATTTTCTCGTCAATGTCCGGCGATGAAACTCCCGCATTTTCAAGCTCTTTCGGTACTGGGATTCCTTTTGCCTTTAGGATTTCAGCAACCGCACCCTTCGCGTTTGCATCTATCTCATTGACAACCCGTAACGCCTTTATGACCTGCGCGTGAGTAGGTTCCTTGTCTCCTCTAGTCTTTAGAAAGGGGGTGATCTCTTTTACAACGTCCTTGGCCCACTGCAGCTCCGCCGACTCACGCGCAAGTTGTTCCTTTCCTGCTCGAATCTCTTCAACTACGGATTGTCTATTCCGATGCAATCGCAGAGCAGCTTCTTGAGCCTTTGGAGAAGACTGCCGGAAGTCTTCTTTTGCGTCCTTGTCCCACTCGGCTGGGGGCTCCAAACCGCTTCCAACGGAAGTAACATCCTTAGCCTTATGTCGTTCTCCGCCTGTGTTCTCTCGAGTGGCGTTGGCTCCCTTCCGCGCTTCGCCCTTATTCTGTCCAGCTCCTCCTTCTCTAACTTTTCCCAGCTTCTCATTGTCTACCTTTGATTCTGGTTTAGTTGCTTCAATCGCGACCTCTAACGCATCACGTAAGCTCAGCCCTTTTTCGGGCTTGGCTTCCACAGCTTCAGTTACTTCAGTCGCTACCGCTTCCTTGCTACCTTCCGCGCTAGCGCCGGAGCTTTCTACGCCCTGGCCTACGGAATCGCTTTCCTTTTGCATTGTCCTTTCTCCCTACTACGTTAAACGCGTCGAAATTCAACGCGCTCGAAACGATTTCATTTTGTACATCGCACAACGCCCGCTGCTCTTCATTCAACGGAGCTGTGCCAGCATCGATTTGTGCCACTGCCTTGTGCAACGCCTCATGCTGATCTTTTCTTACCGCGCGCGCCCGCTCCCTTGTCGACCAATCGTTAGGAGGTAGCTTCTTGTCGGTTGTAATAGTGCCGTAAGCATTATCGACTCTTTCAAGATTGGATCTGCTGTCGATATAGCACTGCGCAGCCGGATGATAATATGGTTCGATACTATCTCCGATCACATACGGCGCTTCGCCATACCTAACTTCTTTTCGTGGCGCATGGCCTTCTTTTAGTTTCCCTGTCTCCTTATCGATGTGATACACACCGCCGCCACCAGTCCCGAAACGTGGTGGCCACGACGACTCTTTTTCATCGCCGTAGTTAAACTTTCGCGTTACAATCTTACCGCCGTTCTCGCTTCCGTACCTTTGATCACTCATACATCCCCAACTTAGCCAATAGTATGATCAACTCTTCCTCTTCTTTCTTTCGTCTTTGCATTATCAAGTAAGCCTTCCTAGCAGCCTTCCTCTTTTTCTTGGCTGCCCCCCAATCTGGCACCCCGCTAGGCGGGAAGCTGTACCAGTAAGGCTTTAAGTAATACATGATAGTCATGATTACACCTGCGAAATCTTCCCTTCGTTCTGCAAATCTTGAAGCGCCTGCAATACGAGCGCAGGTCTGAATAGCGGCAAAGTCTGTAAATGCGCTATTAGCTGCGCACGGTCAATCGAACCACCCGAGCGCTTAACTATCGCTAAAATATACCGCTTAATCTGCGGCAGCCCCGGCTTCTCATTATCTGAAAGTGTTATGGTTGGCATGTTCAATATCCCAACATCCAAAAATAATCTTCATCCTGAACCACATCCACAATTTTGGTGCTCGTCGAATAGCTCGGAGTGAATGACTTAACCAGATTCCCTTTTTTGTCGTGGATGTAAACTACCGTGGACGTTGGATCGGTCGTGTAGTACCTATCTCCTAGAGAATGCACGCCGCTCTTAGAAACAGACGCGTTCACTTCTTCCACCAGCACAGCCTGTTTGTTTGTCGTCAAATTGAGTTTTGCTGCGCCGACTTTCCCCCCTACGACTCCCCTACCATCAAACGTCAACGGCCCCAGTGTGTTAGTAGGCACCGGCCCTGAAATCACGAGCGCCGTTTTTGTCACCGCGGGATTCGCTGGTCCAGCCCTAGATAAGATTAGCGCCCGCCTGTCTGTTGTGATCCCTTGATTCTTTGTGTTCCCCGAATCCGTTTGAGCAATCAAATTCCCCTTCTTATCAAATTGCTGTATGAAGACCTTAGTTTTCGCATTCCCCCATAAGACCCATAGGGATCGATAATCACTTTCGATCCCATATGGGGTATCAGCTGCATCTGTAAGTCGTATGAGCGGCAACCATTCCTTGATGACATTGCCCTTAGAATCGATCTTATGTAGATTCGTATCTGGCATATATCCCCGTTTAGTTCCGTAGATATAAAACGGCATTGGCAACCGTGAACGTTGCGCTCGCCGTTGTTCCTGTAGCGGTCGCTTTCACTCGAATCTTTTGAGCGGCAATTGCAAACGTCACACTCTTCTTGATCCCGCTTCCGACACTAGCGGCTGATTCTCTAAGATCGCCCAAGAAGTCATTTTGCATCACCGCGTAGTTAGTCCCATCTAGCGAAACTTCCACTTCAAACAGGATATCTGTAGGACTATTGGCTTTTGTTAGTTCGTAAGTGAATGACGCCTGCCGATAGTTCCAACAGTTCTTAGCGGCACTTGTCGCTGTTGTCGTGGTGTTGTTGTAGGTCGTGGAAACGTTATCGAGCGTAAAGTAATATCCGTTTACGCCCTCGACTGCCTCCCCGTATAGATTGAACGCGCCGTCTGTTCTATCGCCCGAAGCTACCGCGGTTTTGTTAGCGCTCGGCTGATCGGATGTAGCCGGTGCGTAGCTTGCCGCCTTGCCGCCAGTTTTGATAGGCCCGCCACTATCCACCGCGTCGTGTGCTAACAACCCGGTCACGTATACTTCGCCGCTGGGTGAAAAGTCCTGAATGTTAAGCGCTAGATCTAAAGGCAAAACACCCATCACGACAACGCCGGATGCGTCTAGCCCCGTGGGAACAACACCATTACCAAAAAGATCTTTGAATCCGCATGGGAATAGATTGCCGGTAGTTATACTAGCCCCCACCGCGCTAGGTCCTTGCACCTGCTGTGAACTACCACCAGTTGTTGAATCACGAACATGTAAGCGCCCGTTTGCATCGGTGTTTAGCGTTGCGTAGTCGCCATCGGTCCCCGCGCTAGAGCTCGCGGTATCAGCACGCCTAGATAATACGAGAGCCCCTTTGTCGCCTGTCGTATGCGCAACATCTTCAGCAAATACGATGTCATCAATAAGCTGTAGGCTTGTAATCTCTGTGCTCTGATTCGCACTAGTAGCAGCGCCAGTAGGTAACGGCAAAGAAGCCGCACTTACTGGCTGCGTTACTGCACTCCCATCGACCTTAAGCGCATTAGCTGCTGTAACCGTAGCGCGCTGGCCCCTTGTTGTAGCATCTTCGAGCGTAAACACCTGAGCGCGTTTTGAATCAACCCGTGCCGCAGCCCCATCGTTCTCTGTTAGCGCCGTGCCCGCCACTTCATCAAAAACATACCCGGACATATTCAGGCGCGTGGTACCGTCCGTGAACCCGGCGTTGTCAACCAGCTGCCCCTGATTGGTAATGTTCGTAACTGTTCCAACTGTGGTAACTGTCGACACTGTAGCGAGTACACCCGTGGAGTCATTCGCAAGCGTGACTCTCTGCGCTGTAGCTGCCGCGCCATTCCCGACCACCGAAAGCACGGTATTAGTAACAGCCCCGATGGTATTCGAGCCTGTAGGTAGTCCTACGTTAGTTGCTAACGTGACTCGCGGAACCGTAACGCCATCAACACCAGTGCCCGCAGCGATACCAGCTTGACCAACAATTAGATTTACCTTTGCGCGGTCCGTCTCGTCCCAGTCGTCCATCACCGAGAGTGAGGCTGTCTGCGTCTGCTGTTCGGCTAGCGTTGCGGCGCCTGTAGGTAGCGGAAGGCTTGCAGCGCTTACCGCGACCGTCCCGCCAACACTCGACACAGCCACCGTGCCGTCGACGGTAAGAGATCCTGAATTATCCGTAACGGCCACCGGCTGAGTGACTGCAACAGTACCGCTAACAGTTACCGCGCCATCTACCGTTATGGAGTTGCCACCATCTTGAATGTTGACGGCACTAGCACCAGCTGCATTGTTTACAGTAACGCTAGAACCAACGGTTATGGTCCCAGTAACCGGTAGCGGGTTCGTAGCGCTAACTCTGCTAGCGGTATAAACACCGCCGCTTACCGTGCCAAAGTCAATTCCAACTGCTTGCCGCGTGTTTGCGGAAGCGTCTCTATCGACATCAACCGGATAGCTGCCAAGCGGGTTATTTACGACTTTCTGTGAACCCACGCGCTACTCCGCTGATTGCTCGTCTGACTGTATAAGCTCAGTCATGTTGCCAAGCTCGTCGCGTGAAATCTTAACCTTCTTTTTCGTCGTCGCTGGTTGCGGCATATTGATTGTAATCGGTGGGATTTCAGGTGGCTTAGTCATTTCGTGCTTTAACGCAACCGCATCAAGCTGCATGCGCATCTCCTGCCGTTGATTATCAATCTGCGTGTTCATCGCTTGAAAGCTTTGCTGCTGTTCTTTAAGCGCCTGCTCTTGCGCGCGTAACTGCAACTCTGCTTGGTCAAGCTGCAATCTGTAGCCCTCAAGCTGTTGCTGATACGGCTGCAATTGCATGTCTATCATCGCTGCGAACTGATCAGCCTCTTTCTTGTCGGTAATCTTTCGTATCTCAACCAACAGCGCATCATGCTTTAGCTGCAACTCCTGCTGCGCTTTGTTCACCTCAGCCGTAAGCTGCGCATACGACAACTCTAGATCTGCCACCGACTTCCCTTGTTCGAGGCTAAGCTCAAACTGCTTAATCTGGTTCCCAAGCGCCGCAATCTGCCCATCCTGCTGCAGCTTCATCACCTGGATGCGCTCATCACTTTGCACCTTGTACTGCTGGAGCTGCATTGTGGCTTGAACCTCTTGCGCCTTAATCTGCAGCTCTTGCTCCTTAACCTTCACGGCCTCTTCATCCTTGTTAAACGCCGGAGGTGCTGACTGCGCAGCCTTAATTGCCTGGTCGATCGCTTGTGTTATCTCATTCTGGAACATCTTCCCTTGGCGCATGCCCTGGATAAGGTATTTCAAAGCATGGAGCTCGATTCCAACCAGCGCCGGTGAGGTTTGCGCCGTGTTGGCCGTGCGCTCGATTGCTTGCGTTAACGTGTTCACAAGCTCAACCCGCATTGCCTTATCGTACTGTTCGTTAAGCGCAATCGTTGAATCCGTCTCAAGCTCAATGCGAAACCGTTTCGTATCATCGCGGAGCAATCCAATTGCCGCGCGGTAGCGCTCTTGATGTTCGGGCTGTAGGGTTTGCGGAATGATGTACTGATCAAGACTAGAATCTTTGAAGTTTTTCAGCGCCATCTCGCAGATGAGCTGGTAAGAATCGCGCACGAATTCCTGCATCTTGCGCTGTGCTTCTGCGATCTGGTTAATCGCATACTTTTCTTCCATCTGACGCTCACCTAGCGTCTTATCGGTGTTGGTAGTTGTAAGCCCTTGGAGCAGGTCCGACGTGCCCGTAAGCTTAAATAACGCCATCAACCGCTGCTCGAGCGCCGTGTATGTTTGGTTCAAGCCCTCTATCATTTCGGCGATTGGCAAATACTGCACAACGTTTGCAAGATTGCCGCCAGCGCTCATTAGGCTTTGCGCAAGGTTTGGTACGCCAATTGCATCGCCCTCACTTGCTTCGTTAATAAGCGCTTGCAAGCTTTCAACGTTGTTATCGAACAGCAACCGCACGCGGATTGCGCGCGTTAACGCCATCATGCGAGAAAAGATGGTGTGAATGTCTTCGGTGATTTCTACCACCTGATAGAACTCAGGTACCGGCCAGAATTCATCAGTCGGCGCGTTCATCAGTAGCGGCTTTGGGCAAGGGAAAAACTTCTCTAGGTTGTAAAGCCCGTTTGGCTGCTCGTCTTCCTCGAACTCTTCCGGCTGGTACTCGCCCTTTGGCTCTATGAATCCTTCGCCGTACTCTGCAAACCAATAGCATTTGCGCTCGTAGAGATCCCAGTACTCAAAAACCTTAATCATCTGCTGCTTACTCTTATTCTCGTACTCGCCCGGCTTGTCGTCTTCGGGGAACGAGATACCCATAAGCGCCTTATCGCCAAAGATGTCGCGGAACTCATCGCGCGAATAGTAGTTGGCAAACGCCACACGCTTGCAACGCGCCCACCTACGAATTGCAGGGTCTACGTAGAACTCGCGATAGAGCACTGGCTCAAGGCAGATACGCTCGTTTTCAACGTCAATTGTTTGCTCGTGCTCGATGAAGTACCCGGTATCGTCCTGCATGATTTCATCGGACATTACCTCTTCACCATCTGAGCCAATGAAGATAACCTCTTCATTGCCCATGTTATCCATGCGCTTTTGTGGCGTGATGTATTCCTTGACCGGCTCTTTCACAGTGTCGCGCTCGTAGAACCCGCGCACCTCGCCAACGTTTGTAGCTAGAAAGTCGTCCCGCGCTGCAGCCATTACGTCGAAAAAGTCAAAAGAGCGCGCCAAGTTTACCGCTAGTCGCTCAAGGCAAATAGCAGCAGTTGCGCCCACGTTGTCGTTCCCGTCCTGCGTCGTATCTTTACCGATAGGGATACCGATACGCGACAAGAGGAGCGGCCCACGAATCTTGAAAATCGAGTACCAAGCAGGATAGCGAGCGCGCCGCCTAGAAGAGTTGGGCGTTACGGACCAAATACGACCATTCCGCTGGCGCTTCTTAATCTCATCCCACGATCTATCGGCAACTGTTAGCCAGCTATCACGCGCCTTGATGGCGTCGGCAATGAACGCCTTAGCTTCTTCAAATGTTACTGCCATATACGCGGGCCTCCAACGTGGCTCAGAATCTTCTTTATTGTGGGCTTATGACTATTAAGCTCTTTTTGCACCCTACTATCAATTGGTTCAATTCTGTCTTTGATGACGGCATGGGTATGCGCCATGCAGATTAGGCGCACGGTGTCAGGCGCGTGCGTCGCTTCTCCGTGCTCTGCAGCGTCTTGTTTCTTAGTCTCGGAAGGGTGTCGCGGTAGCGCCGGGATGTAATCGCGGCAGTACTTGCAGCACGCGCAAAAGTAAATCATGGGCACACGCGGTGCGTTGCTATCGATTTCCTTGCCTATAAGCATGTCCCGCATGCGCGACCAGCCGGTAACGCGCGATGTGTCGCCAAGGGTTAGGATAACGCCTGCGCGCTGGAATACTTGCGCAATTGTATCGCCGCCACGGTCCTGGAAGGGGAGCGAGTCGGTAAGGGTAACAACACCGCGATGCTCATACTCGGAGCGCGCCAAGATTCCGGCTGCGATGTCTTCATTCCGCATGCGGTTGCCCTTACTTGGGTCTTGTTGGTCGCAGCCGTACCATTCGTTATAGATAACGATAGCACCGCGCGGGAACCAGCGTTCGTGGCCATCTGAGTCTTTAAAGGGTTCCCCGTCGCTAACTGCAGCCCATAGCACGCAGAATGGTTCAGCTGTACCCCAGTCAAAGCCGCGAAACCTAAACCAGTGCGAAGGTGGGTAGAAGTCGGTAACGACGTGCCTATTCTCGTCCCATTCGGGGAAGAACTCACCAATCAGCGCGTTCCAGTTGGCGTTAAGCATTGCGTCCGCTACGGCAGCGTCACCGGTGCCAAAGCGTTGGCGGGTGATTTCAGCGTTTTCGCTTGGATTGTCTTCGACTAGCGCTGGGATGTACTGCCGTTGCCATGCGCCAACTTGCTCAATCTTGTACGGTTCCCGGGCTTGGACGTAGTTTCGCTTATAGTAGTTGGCTGATACGCCGATTGGGTTTGTGACGTGAATAACCTTCGGAAATCGCCCTTTCCAACGTTCGGGAACGCGCGATTTCATCTCTTCGGACATCGTAACCCAGCGCGTAAGCCACTCGATACGGTGTGGGAGAATCTGCGTAGACTCGGAGAATACGCGCACATGCCGTGCGATACCTTGATGCTTAGACATGACAGAATCATCTGCGCAGTGCTCGAGGTAGATGGCGCTATCGTTCCAGAACTTGATTTCGGTTTGGTTGATTTTGACAAGCTCTTGCATTTTCCAGGCGTGAAGGAGATTCGGGAAGGATGTTTCACCTTCCATGTTCTCCCCTATCACGTCGTCAAAGTGTAGGCGAAAGATATCGCACTGTAGCCCTGGAATCTGGGAGCACCAGAGGATTAGCGCCTTACGAACAAAGAAGGATTTGCCGCCTCGAGTCGCACCGCCGAACAGCAAGTCGGTAGCAGGCGAGTCAAAAGCAAGCTGTTGTTTAGCGTGAAAGCGCGGTAGTTCAATCGTGCATTCTCTCACACCGCTGCTCCAGTTGCGTCAACCCAGATTACTCCGTTCCACCAAATAGGTTTGCCGTTGGCTGCTAACGTGGTGTCAAAGTACGGTCCCCAATGCTGTGCGGCCAGTAGATGCGCTGCAGATAGTCCGGAAGATGGGCGCTGGGCCGTGGTACCCGAGCGGATTTCCTGCTGTGGCTCGATAATGGTGCGCGTTCCAGCGTCGGTGATGTAACTACCACCGCCGAGCGAGCCCCATAGCTGCTTACCGATATATACGTCCTGCGCGTTTGAAGTGACGCGGATAGCGGCGCTAGTGCTTTGTGTGAACGCGTTATTTACAATCTGTGTGAATAACCCATCTGTTACGACGGAGTAAGTTGAGCCGCCCGTGATTTCGTTGTCTCGAATGACAGCGTTTACGTATTGGCCGATATTGATATTTGAGTTACTAGGCCCACCGTCGAAACGGTTGCGCGCAAGCACGGCGTTGACATGCGTGCCGCCGGTGTTCGCCCGGTCGAGCTTTATCATATCGGTACAGACCGTCCCGAAAATGCAATCGATTACGTTGATATTGTCGCCGGTGAATGAGGAGTCGGAGCGGATGGCGTAAGTTGCAGTGTTGCCGAACGTGCATTTATCGAAATAGACACCAACGGATGCGAGCGAGAGAAACACGCAGTCGATAGTGACGCCGTTAGTACCGTTTAACTCGCAGCGTAGGAAGTTAGCGCCGATAGCGCCTAGCGCTGAGTCGACAAGCTTGATAGCGCCGACGAAGGCGCAGTCTTCAATCAGAGGGTAGTTGGTGGCGTTCATTTTCAAGCAACTTGCAGCTGTTGAGTTGCCGTCGAATTGAATGCCTTTAAACGTGTTAAAGTCATCGCCAGCGCCGCTTAGTGTCACCATTGCGCTTGCGCTGTTGGCTTTGAGTACAGCGTAAGAACGGCGCGCGTTGTCGCTTATCATCTGGCCGTACTGAGGAGCGGTAAGTGCGCTGATGCGGTAGGTTTTCTTGCACTGCAGCACGAGCGGCACGCGCGCGGCGGTTGCGACGTTCCAAGCGACTTGGATTGCTGTTGTGTCGTCCGTCGTGCCGTCGCCAACTGCGCCGAACCACTCGGGCAGTACGAATAGTGTGGCGTTTGGTCCGAACACCACTTGGGTGCCGGAGGTTGTGAAGACTTGGTAGGAGCCAGCGCTAAACGCGCCGTTGATAGTTAGTGTGCGGCCGTTGGTTGTGATGCGGCCGCCGCGTAGCATTTGCAGTGAGCCGGTGAGTGTAACGTTTTGGTTTAGTGTTAGCGGTGTGTAAACCACACCGTTTTGGCCCTTGGTGTTGGCGTTCACGAGGTCAGCGACGGTGAGGGATTGGATAGCGTTAGTGCCAAGATCGCGTGCAAGTGGGGCAACAAGGGAATGCCCCATGAGCTCGGCTGGAGTGGCCATTTAGGCGTCCTTAATTATGGCAACTATTGGGCCAAGCGGGCTGCCATCCTCGCCGGTGTGCTCGAGCCGTTGCGGTGCGCGCCCGTGAAGGTTCTCGAGAATGAATTTGACGGCGAAGGCGCGATCGTCGGGGTTTGTAAGCATGTCTTTCAAGGCGTCCAAAGCTTGTGGCTCGAGCGGCAAGAGCTTGCGCAGCAGCTGATCGCGCTTACGTTTAGTTGAGCCAAAGCCCTTATGGCCCTTTTGAAACGGCATATTCCTTATGCCTCAACGTATTAAAACCACTACAATGCATTACAAGCTTAAAACGAACGTGGCGTTGTGTAAAGATACGATTTTGCGCATAAGCCGAGCGGCTAGCCTACCCGGTAGCCGCAACCCGTCCTGTAAGGCGTAACGCGCCTGCCATTTAAAAGACCTAGCCGCCTGCCGGTAACGATTTCCTGCCGTAGCCTATACCAGCATAGGCCCAAGTGCGCACAACACCAGCGTGAGCCCCATGGCTTGTCTGTGGGGTTAAGCAGCCATAGTGCCGCGCTACGTGCGTGCGTGCGCGCGTCTGAGGTTGAGCGGTCGGTGTAGTCGCGCACTGCGCGGAGGAGAACGGCGTATAAGAGCCGCTGATGGGGTGTAGCGTCCTCGAGGACATCTTCAGCTGTTGGGATAGTGTCATAACCCACGAAGGGTATGATGCGCGGAGTGGGGGAAAAGGCAAAGGATTTTTGGGGGTACAGGGGTAGCGAGGCTATGCCTCGAGCCCAAACCCCGTTCTAAAACAAAGGTGTACGTTTATTGTACACTTATTGTACGTTTATTACCTATTATTATGTATATATATATGTGATATTATTAAAGAAAGAATAATAAAAGGAATAAAAGGCAGACCCCCCCTATATATCAAAGAAAAACAAGACAACAAGTCACATATATATACCCCCCTTGCCTTTTATGCCTTTTATTTTATATGTTGAATGATTTCCGACACTTGCGCGGAAATAAGTGGTAATAAGTGTACAATAACCGTACAATAAACGGCTAATTCGGTCTATAACACGGTTTAGCTAGGGACTAGGCCATGCGCCTGAAGAAGGTTGATTTTTTCTGAGTGAACTCATCTTTGAAAGACTCTTCTTCTTGCCACAGCCCACTATCGGCAAGGTCAGCATAGATAGCACTCCGGGTTTTAAGGTCGCACCAGCGGCGAGTACGCTCTGTGATCCATTTTCGTTCTTTAACTTCGCCGACATCGAATAACCCCAGCACCTTATCCTTGAGCGCGTTGTAATCGCGAATCCGCTGATCCTGATGTACATGTTTACTGCATTCCTCACAAGCTATTTTCAGCAATGTCCCCATAAAATCCACCGCGTAATAGGTGGAAGCTATGGGACACCTCAAAAACCTAAAATCTGATAGGCATAGGCACACCTTTAGCGTCTGCTCCATAGCTCGCGTGTAGATAGCTCTAGAAGTCTTTGGCATGCTCTTGCCATCGACTACCCCACCGATAATACCTTCCCATTCTTTTAGGATGTCCAAGGTAGGATACCCAGGCCCAGCAACCTCAATTTCAATTTGCATCTTAGCTCTAGGCATTGCATTAGGAACAGCTTCCGCAAGGTCTCCCGCAGCATTGGTAAACCAACATTCTATGTTACGGATTCCATCGACTATAGATTTCCGCATCTCAGGAGACGTTGCAGAAGCTGCGATTGTGTCATCTCGCTTTCGCTTCAATGTCCCAACCTCAAAGAACAGAAGCACTCGCGGAACGAATCCATCTAGGATCATGTTATCGTTGATTGCGCCGAAGAACCTTTCCGGTGTTGACGCACCAAACACCGCTATATGCGGATCTTTGATGTCTACCCGATCTGTCTTTGCGTATTGCTTCCCAGCGACAAACTTTCCCTCTTTTGAATATAGGTTCATTAAGGTGGGAAGCACCTGAGACTCACAGCTGTTCTTACTACCGGACAAAGAGCTAATCGCGAACCCCAGCTCATCCCAAGGGAAAAAGCGCCTTGAGTTTTGCACTAGCGCCGTACGTAGCCCAACATCAGATGCTGGTGTGCCAAGTAGAAAACCTTCGGGACCAACGTCAACGCCACCATCTATCATGAGCTCTTCAAGTAAATTCTGCGCATGGGTTTTGCCCGATCCAGTGTCTGCAATGGTAGCGGCAAATAGACATGGCTCTGTCGTGAGGCCATTGTATACGCAGTTAACGCGCTTTGAAATTAGCGCACTAACAAACGAGAAAGCCGCGGCCAAGCATATGGAAGGGCGCTCACGACGCAACGAGTAGTTAAGGTAACGGGCAATATCGCCGACCAGCCCCGGACAGGTGGCTAATAGCTCTTGCACAAGCCCTCAGCTGTTTTAGAGGTTATTTACGAAGCCGCTCGAGCCCGCGTTTGTGCGTCCACTCCTCACGCGCTTGTTGCGAAAGCTTGTGGAGATCGCTGATCGATATATCGAAACGCTTAACGAGCTTATTCCAGTGCTTGTCGGGGATTCCGTACTTCAACCAGCGCTCAACAGTCCATTGATTAAGGTCGAGGAAAGCAGCGACGTGCACAGCACCCCCAGCGGAAGCAAACATTTCTTCGATCGATTTGAAACTCATTTTACAAAAACTCCAGAAAGGCATTGACTCTACAAATAGTGTGGACTAATCTACAAACATTGTCAAGGAGGGTTTGTGGAAAATGTAATTAGTCTTGAAAATCTAGATGACCTGGATAGGGATAGCAAGATATATCTATCGGGGGCGTTCGCTTTGCTATCAGCGGTTCTACTAACTGGCGAGGGAGAGCCATCTACTAATCACAATAAGTATCAGGCCTGCCGTTTGATGAGCGCGCTACTTAGAACAATAGTGGAAATGCCATTCAAGGGCACAGGCTGGGAGCCCTTCGCAGATCCAGACCAGAGAATCGTCACGCAAACTTTCTTGGACGGCATGGAACAGCAAGCTTTATAAGGAGACATGTGCGACACCCACTAGACACCCTAAGAAACTGCCCGGCCTGCAACGGCACACCAGCAATCGAAAGAACGTGGCACGACAGTATGAGAATCTACTGCGAAAGCTGCGGCGCGTATGGTGACATGAGCTACACACTAGATGGCGCAGCCACCGCGTGGAATAAGGAAGTTCACGATGCGATGTGGCCGTGTGGGGATATGGAAACCACGACGGTGGAGCAAGTATGATTAATATGCTGATTGGATTTCTGGCAGGGTTTGGAATAGGCGTAGCTTTAACGTTGTGGCTTTTAGACTAACAAATAGCATAGGCCAAACATGGCAACAGTTAGACAAATAATTACATTACTAGAACAGCAATACCCACAACTCGACGGAATCTTAACCTTTCCCGAGATAACCTACGCGGCCATATGCACTGATATCGTCGAAACAAAAAACGGCTGGTTGTTAACGGTAATGTCGGATGATGAGCCTAGAATCGAAATTACAATTCCAATGCCGCTCATGACGCCGGCGGAAACACGGGAATCCAATCGTAGGTTTGCTGTTAGCTGTGCACTCGAGGCTATCGACAAGCGCTTTCGCCCGATTAGTCGTAAAACATTAATAGATATAGATAATGAGTCAATTGAGGAGATAGATGTATGATCACAGTAATCCGCACTAGCATCTCAAAGCCCCCGAAAATCGCGGTATATGGCCAGCCTGGATCGGGGAAAAGTAGGTTCGCAGCGTCGTGCCCTAGTCCGTTTTTCATTCGCACTGAAGATCGGCACGATCACTTAAGCGTTGCTACTCACGAAGGCATCTGCAACAGCTACGGGATGCTGATTGAGATCCTAGAATGGTTAGCAACCGAGAAGCACCCTTACAAAACAGTAGTGCTAGACACCGCCGACAGCGCCGAGAAGCTAGTGCACGGCAAGGTGTGCGCTGATGCTGGTGTAGATAACATTCTGCACCCTAAAGCGTTTCCGTTCTATTCGGGATTCGTGCGGGCTGCAGCACTATGGGAAACGGAAATACTTGCAAGGTTAGGAGCACTAAATGAACAAAAGAAGATTATGCCAGTCATCATCTCGCACGTCGAAACCAAGTATGTCGAACACCCAGAATATGGCTCGTACCCTAAATATTCTTTGGGCGTCGATAAGCGATGCGGAGCTAAGATTTTCAAGTTTTGTGATATCGTCGGCTTCCTCGAGTTTGCAACAGCTGCAGCAGGCGAAGGTGACAGCATCCGGCTTAAAGGAAGCAATCAACGCGTATTACGCCTTAAGCCTCGCCCCTTCTGGGAAACCAAAGAAAGCTACAACCTCCCGCCGCAAATCAACATCCCAGAAGACGCACCAGGAGAGCTCAAGGGCTGGTCCGAACTAAGCGCCGCTATCCGCACCGGACTAAAGGCGCGTGTCGTTGGCGACTTGGGAGAAGTGAAAGTAGAAAGAGATTTAACTAAACTAGGAGCATAGCGTATGTCGATCATTCGAGACTTGAGCAAATCGGACTCTACGGGAGAGGTTATCCTATGCCCGTTTCATGAGGAGAAAACTGGCTCAATGATAATTCGCTGGAGCGAGGACACCTACCACTGCCTTAGTTGCGGCAAGCATGGGAAGGCGTCAGAGATAAACGCAGACATAGAAAAGGATATGCAATCCAAGAAAGACGAGATTAAGGATTTAACTAAACTAGGAGCATAATATGAACGGTGACTTAGCACAGGTAATTGAGGATCTAAACGTAAAGCCAGGCGGGACATTTGAACCGCTTCCAGCTGGGCGCTACGTTGCAACGGTAATCTCGGCAGAGATTAAGGACACGGCCAAGGGTGGTAAGTACCTTAAAGTCGTGGAGCAAATCTGGGATGAAGAGTACGCGGGAAGGCAGATTACCGTGAACTTCAACATTCAGAACGCAAGTGAGAAAGCGCAGCAAATTGGGCGTGGACAACTAAGCGCGCTCGCTCAAGCGTGCGGATTACCGCCAGGGATTCCAGCAAGCTCGCAGGAGCTTATGGAGAAGATGCACATCATCAAGGTTACGGTTGAACCTGGAAGCGGCACCAACCTAGCTACTGGTGAGCCTTACGGACCGAAGAATGAGATCAAGGGTTGGTACTCGATGGGGAAGAAAGCGACGCCTGCTGGCAATGGGCAGCCAACGCCAAAAACATTAGAGGAAGACGAGCTTCCTGACTTTATGAAGGGCTAAGACATGACAAAAGCAAAACTGAACGTAGAACCGTTGTACGATCGCGTCGTGATTAAGCGCCTAGATGCTGAAGAGAAGAGCAAGGGCGGTTTGTATATCCCAGAGGCGAACAAGGAGAAGCCCCAGCGTGGGGAAGTCTACGCAATAGGGATTGGTCGCATGATGGAGGATGCGAGCATCAAGCCGTTGATTGTAAAGATTGGCGACTTGGTGCTGTTCGGGAAATACGCAGGAGCAGAAATCGAGCTTGATGGCGAGAAATACATCATCATGCGAGAGGACGACATTTTAGGCATTGTGAGGGGCTAGCATGGGAATCATACACATCGATAAGGGAATCAAGAACGGCGAAACGGTCAAGGTACAAAAGCAGGCTGACCGTGTGCGCGTAAAGCGAAACCTACTAAAGACTCGGCTGGAGTGGATTATGGACGCGGGACCGCCACCACCACCGCCAACCACGGCGCCGTTCGATCCAGCGCTTAAGGTGCGCTGGGAACAAAACATGCTGCAGTACGGGATGCAGCATTCCGGCATCTGGCGCAGTAACTTAGGTTACGATCAGAAGCTAGACGCGCAGTACTACGACGCTGGATGGGTGTATCAACAGATAGGCAACTATCTAAATAACCCGCAGCTCTTACAAACGGCACGCGAAGCATCTGCCTTTTACCGTGATGCGTACGTGCTGCCGAATGGTGGCAATGCGCAGGGGTATAGGAATTTTACGCGCGGGTTTTTGTTGCTTAACGACAAGACGCCGATTCATGTGCTTGCGACAGGGGCTGCGTTTGCGCGTGACTCAACACCGGAACCAGTTGAAAACTTAGACTACATAAGAGAGGTAAGCTATGCGCTCTTGTCTCATATCGATGACGAAAAAGCTGGGGCTGCGCATCGCGCTTATACTGACCGTCTGCGTTTGGCGAACTTGTCACATCTTAACAAACTTAGCCCTACGGTTGGCGGGACTAACTACAAGCCTTTCATGGTGGGCATTTGCGCGCACGCTGCGATTGAAGCTAAGAATTTCTGGCCCGGAACAGCGCCCGATCTTGTTGATATCGTCGCAGGAGCTGCCGCAAGAATGTGGGTCGAAATGTGGGACGAAACTAGAGGTGCTTTCCGCTACAACACCGACCAAGCCGATCCTGACGCTAATTCACTGACCTATGACCTAAGCCTGCTAATAGCGCCGATGTACGCATGGCTTTGGAATCAGACCAAAGATGTGCTGTGGGCTACTAGGCACGACAAGATCTTTAGGGGCGGTGTTGAGAATGCATGGCTAGCTGGCAGTAAGCAGTTTAACCAAAGCTATAGGCTAAGCTTTCTGGGGCTTATGTGGCGCGGGGTGCTTGTTGCGTAGCCATTAACTTGCGTAGGGCATCAATAATTAGTGTTAAGTTTTTTTATTGACAGTACGATACTCATGTTGTAGGTTATTTGTAGGTTGTTTATTTATGGAGGTTAAAATGAAGGACGAAACGAAAGAAGTGATCGGAACTGTAGTTGTCATGTGTCTAGGGCTTAGCTTGTGTGCTGCTGCAGTAATCTTGCAAGGGTGCGGGGGTGTCGTACACTCTCCCGCCCCTTGGCAAGAGGGCAGCATTTTACTAAGCGCCGACGAAAAGGGAATGCGGGCCTTTGGTGACACAATGGTAGGCATCGCGAACGAAGCGCGTACGCCTGTCGGTATCAAGAGCTCACACTACCAGCTCCGCGAGATGGCAATGCAGGAACAAACAAAGCGTGATCTAGCGCCCGGATTCCTCACCCGCATGTTTGGGGGTGCAAAATGAGCATGAAACTATTCCTTCTAGCGGGCCTAGCATTTCACGGCGCGTTGGATCTGATACCGAAGATGATCGAGTGGTTGATGTACGGGCTTGGTCAGTAGGTACATACGGGCGCGCTGTCACACCCCATCGGTGTCCCAGTAGTTAAGATGGCGCGCCCACTTTTGTAAGGGAAAGCATGGCAACGAAAAAGAAAAGAGCCCCGCAGGATTTGACGCTTAGGAACCTGCGAGCGCTTAAGAAGCACCTAGCTATAGTCGAGGCGCTCGTATATGGCGCACATCTCCGGCTGGACGCTATCGAGGGCAAACAGATCGTGAAGCTTGCCAAGCGGGGGCGTCGATGACCAAAGACAAAACCCCCGATCCACCAGAGCCATGCCCCCGCTGCGAAGGCCCTCTAGTAGATCCCTGCGAGGTTGGCACCGAATACATCTGTTTAAACTGCGCCTGCGCGATTGCGGATTATGCTATTGAGAAAATGCGAGATAAGAGAGGGGAGAAGCCATGACCTTAGCCGACCTAAAGGCCCTAGTAGCCAAGCAGGCCGAAGATCCTGGCTTGTGGTTTATGTACGAGAGAATAACCGAATGCTACCTACAAAAAGCGCTTCGGGAATTGCACGCGGCGATTGAGGAGTGTGAGGAAGCGGGAGATGGGGAAGTTCAGTAACTTAGGAGACTATATGGGAAAGAGAGGCAGCCACGGCGTTAAATTGTGGCATAGATCCTGAGACTTTTATCCTAGAACACTAGAATCCAAAAACTGATGCGGAAAAAGGAGAGTGAGATGATACGTAAAATTCTCTGTTTCTTTGGTCTGCACGACTGGGAGATCCAGTTTATGAGTCACGAGCTAGATGCGCTCGTCTACGCGTGCCCGGATATCAACCGAAAGATGGCTATGATTCACCACGGGCTAGAGCTGGACGCAAGGCATGGGCACCGCGTTTTTTGCCGGGCATGTAACAAATTGCGTAAGGATTATGATTACCAACCCAAGGAGGGCGGGAAGTGAGCGAGTGGATCAGCGTGAAGGAGAGACTGCCGGAGATTAACAAGAACGAAGTTGACGTGTATGTATGGGCATGGCCGAACACCGTGGGAGATGTCGGGATAGCACGATATCAGATGGCAGCAGGGCGTTACGCGGCCTTTTGGGAAGATATCACAGATCGGAGCGAATCGTGGACGCCGAGATATTGGATGCCTCTGGAATTTCCTGAACCGCCTAAGGAGAAGTGATGGGAGTGATAATTGGCGCGCTCGTGTTCTTGGCTGGAATATGCGTCGGGACGTGGTGGGAGAAACGTGCGTTTCAACGCGCCTTGCATAAAAAATTCGCTGCTACCAACGCAATGCTACAGAAGAGCAGGGGGGAATATGTAGAGAAAAGAGACTACACCCAGAACCATACGTTTAGTGAGCCAATCAAATGGGACGTTGAAGACAACAGCTAGAAGCAACCTTAAGGAAAAAGAACGATGAGATTTGATCACCTCTTTCAAAAACGGGAACGTGCTTAGCTGTTGTCTATGAGTGTTCTACCATGAAGCTTTACCCCTACCAAGAAGAGGCAATTTCTGCTCTTTGGGACTGCTGGAAGGCGTCGCCGCAAAGCGCGCCGATAATCGTTGCACCAACTGGTAGCGGCAAAAGCTTTATTATTGCAACCATCATTCAACGCATATCAGCTAAGCACCCAAAGTTTCGTTTTCTCGTCGCTACTCACACAAAGGAGATAGTTGCGCAGAATTCCAAAGAGCTTCAAGCGCTGATGCCAGCAGAGCCAATTGGCATTTACTCCGCAGGGCTAGGCGAGAAGCGCATACGGCGCATAACGTTTGCGAACGTGCAAAGCGTTTACAAGAAGGCGAAGGAGCTCGAGTACGACATGCTTATCGTAGATGAGTGTCATTTGCTGAGCCGTGACCAAAACTCAATGTATCAAAAGCTGATTGAAGGTCTACGAACTAAAAACTACAGGCTTAAGATCGTAGGTCTAAGCGCAACCCCGATGCGCATGGATCAAGGTTCACTAATCGCAGAAGGTTCGACTTTTACAGACATCGCCTATGATATATCCATTCGCAAACTTATCGACGAGGGCTATCTTTGCCCTCTTACCTCAATCGCTAAAGCTGAGGTGGATATCAGCATGGTTTCGACATCGGGTTATGACTTTAACCAAAAAGAGCTAGAGCTAGCGTTTGATAGAGAAGCACTAATCGATGAGCACTGCCGCGACATCATAAAGCATGCGGGCGATCGCAAGCACTGGCTAGTGTTCTGCACGGGCGTAAAGCACGCAAAAGATGTTGCCGAAAAGTTTAAAGAGCTTGGCATAGCGGCTGACTATGTGACGGGCGAAATGTGCAACTGGGAACGCGATGTCAAAATACAAGGATTCAAAGATGGGAAGATTCGCGCGCTGTGCAATGTCTCTGTGCTCACGACTGGATTCAATTTTCGTGGCATTGATGTGGTGGCTCTTTTGCGGTCCACGAAAAGCGCGTCGCTCTACATTCAAACCGTAGGGAGAGGAACGCGCACGGCCCCTGAAAAATCTTCCTGCTTAGTCCTAGACTACGGCGGCAACATTAAACGCCACGGCCCTATAGACATGATCCAAATCAAAACCAAGAAGAGCGACAAAGCCGAAATAGGAATAGCACCGCACAAGTTTTGCCCGATTTGCGGATGCGCCGTACCTACGAAAACCTCCTTTTGCCCTAGCTGCGAATACTGCTTTCCCGACAACACAAAAGAGCTTGAGCTAAAGCCCACAAGCGCGCCCATACTTTCGCAGGTTGAAACGTATGAAGTTGTAAACACAACTATCAAGCGACACAAGAAGATGGGGAAGCCCGATAGCTTCAAGATTGAGTATCAATGCAAGGGTGTCTTTGTACCGTTTGCCGATTACCTATGCTTTGACCATGGCGGCTTTGCAACTGCAGCAGCCCAGCGTAAATGGCTGGCGCGTGGTGGCACGCCCTACAGCCCGAAGACGGTAGCCGATGCTTTTCTTAGGCAAAATGAGATATTACCGGTTGAACAGATTAGTGTTATAAAGCGAGGTAAGTACTTTGAGATCCTAAGTGTTAAATTCACTACCGCCGAAAAGCAACAAGAGCATTGGGAAGCGCAGAACCCGTTCTGAGGATTCAAAATGACAGAACATCAATGTAAGAAATGCTTAAAGCTATTGCCTGTTTCTGAATTCGCAAAAAACAAAACTTACAAATTGGGAATTACCAACCAATGTAAAGGCTGCCATAAAATATGGGCTAGGGAATTCTATAAGAAGAATCAAGAAGAGCTAAGAACAAAAATGAGACTCGCCTATACTCCTCGACCCCCGAGGATTAAAATTGTTCATGACCCACTAGCGGCAAGAGAGGCGATCAGTAAAAAAAATAAATTACAACGTCTTCGCAACAAAGAGCTTATGAAATTTGGCAATGAGCGATCTCAGTATTATAAAGAAAAGTCAAAAATAGCATCAATAAAGCAGCGATTGGCCCACCCCAAAAAACACAAGGCAAGACGTGTAGTTTCAAATGCTATACGGGACGGGAAGATGGTTAGGGTACTTCATTGTAAAGTTTGTAATGCAGAAGGAGCACAAGCGCATCATCCTGATTATTCTAAGCCACTTGATGTGCTTTGGCTTTGCAACAAACACCATATGGCTTGGCATAGAGTTTTTATTGCTGATGAATAAGCGTGAAACACTTAGAAGAAAATGAGTTAATCAAGTTTTTCGAGTGGCTAGCATGGCAAGCGATACGGCATCCAGAATTTCATGCGGTGCATCACGTCGAAAACGAAAGACGTACATCGTGGGCGGCGGGGAAGATTCGGAAAGCCAAGGGCGTAAAGGCTGGCATTCCCGATATTGTCGTGCCTATCCCGAAGGGGAGATTCTCAGGGCTGTACATCGAAATGAAGCTTCCAGGGGAGAAGCCGTCGGAGGCTCAAGCAACGATGATAGAGATCCTCCACCTGCTTAAGCACTGCGTGCGGGTTGCATATTCTGCCGATGAGGCAATCGAGATTTTTAAGAAGTACATCAAAGGAGAGATGTAAAATGTCAGAGCAAAAGCACGAGCAAGGACTGCAACGCTGTAAGAAC